AACCAAGCATTGAAGCGGATACAGCTTCTGCGTCCTGATCTCTTTGCTTTTACAGGTACGGTAGCCTGTACAGCAGGGGAAGTTCTTCAATCAGCCCCATCTGATTCTCTACGGATTATTGAAGTTCTGTCTATTAGCGGCAGTGGTGTGGGGTTGGTTGAAGCTAACCGTGAGACCCTCGACCAGACTCTTCCGACATGGCCAAATGATACCGCTGCTGCGGCTGTTAACTGGATGCGTCATGTTCGCAACCCAAATAAATTTTTTATCTACCCACAAGCCCCTGCGGCACAGACGCTTGATATTGAATATTCGCAGGTTCCTACGACTTATGACGGTACAACGGCGGTTACACTCCTTCCGGATGCATATTTCCCCGTCGTGGTAGATATTATGGTATTCCTACTTGAGTCTGTTGATAATGAACATGTGACAAGCGGGCGTGCTAAACTCTTCAAGGATTCCTATACAGAGATGCTTGGTGTAACTAAAGGATCATTACCGGTGACGGATACTGAAGATGCTGGGCAAGACCCGCTTAAGGTAGAGGTCGTTTAATGGCTACTGCATTATATACCACTTTGGTTAATCGTATCGCTGCTTATGCACCTGGTGCTCCACAACCTGTTCTCGTTACCCATCTTCGTGATGCGGCTATTGAAGCTTGCGAACGCACTAGTGCATGGCGTTATAAACACGCGACGATTACTATGGTGGCTGGAACGTATGAATATGCCTTTGTCCCCGAGTCGGGTGCGGAAGTCCATACTATTCTTACGTCGTCGATTAATGGAAACGATTTACCTGTCAAGACGTTGGAGGATATACACCGGCTGTATCCCAAGTATCCATCTAGCGTAGCGGCTGAGCGTACGACGCCCCAGTACATATTTCAGAACAACCCCGATACATTTCATGTGGCTTTAGTTCCTGATAATGGTACTGACACTATCGAGATGTTTGTAGCCCAGAAGCCCCTTCGCAGTTCTACAGGTATGGAAGGTACGGTGATGGATGACCTAGAGACTGTGATTATTCATGGGGCGCTACAGGGTCTTTTAACGATGCCCGAAACAACTTGGAGCGATACAGAATTGGCTGCGTATCATGCGAAGCAGTTTACATTTAAGGTAGCAGAACGTAGGGCTCGTGCTAATATTGGCGCTGGGCGTGCAACATTGACAGTCCGGTCCCCCATATGGGCTTAAGGAGATAGTTCATGGCACAAGCTTTATTCACAAATAACGCCTTCAGTCTACTGGCTAGTGGGATCAGTGATGCCGATACTTCTATGGCTGTTACAGGTAGCGAGGGCGCGTTATTTCCTAATCCGACAGGGGGTGATTATTTCTACGCTACGCTGATTGACACTTCCAATAATCTTGAGATTGTTAAGTGCACAGCGCGTTCAACCGACACGCTTACCATTGTTCGTGAGCAAGAGGGTACTACGGGCCGAGCTTTCGTTGCTGGAGATCGTATAGAACTTCGTCTTACAGCCGCAGGGATAACTGAAGCGGATGGGTATGTCGCTCCGACTGATGAAAGCACTGATACTAGTTGTTTCCCATTATTTGTGACTGCGGCTACAGGTGCCCAAACGACAAAGACTGGGACTAACTTAACATTCAATTCCAATACGGGGGCGTTGGTCTCTACGCTCTATGACGGGATTATCGGTTCGGTAACCCCGGCAGCAGGTTCGTTCTCAACGCTTACGACCAGTGGTATTGTTTCTATCGACGACACTACGGATACCACTAGCGGTACGTCTGGTTCTGTTCATACGGACGGTGGTCTCGGTATAGCCAAAAAACTCTATGTCGGCACTTCTGCAACGATTAGCGGTATTCTTACGATGGGTGCGGGCATAGTAAGTGATACTGATAGTACTGATGATCTCGGTACGACGGGTGTCAGGTGGGCGAATCTTTGGGTCGATGCTGTTACTGTAACAGACAACGTTACCATCGGCGGTAATCTTACGGTTAACGGCACGACTACCACCTTAGATACGACAAATCTTGTTCTGAGTGATTTGTTAATTGAGTTGGCTAATGGGGCTACTGGTAGTGCCACTAATGATAGCGGCATTATCATAGAGCGTGGTGATGATGCAAATGTCTTTATTGGTTGGGATGAAAGCGCCGATAAGGTTGCCTTCGCTACGACCTCTGGTACAGGGGCAACAGCGGGTAATCTTTCTCTGACTGACGCCCAGATCACAGCAGCGGGTGCTACTTTCTCAGGAACTTCTTCTGATCTTGGTACCGTTACTACTATCGACATCAATGGCGGTACGATTGATGGTACGGCTATCGGCGGCGCGGCCACGGCGGCTGGTGCGTTCACTACTGTTGACGGCACGTTGGCTCATTTCACAACTAGCCTACAACTTGCGACAGGAGCTACTGTCACTGGTATTCTCGATGAAGACTCGATGGCGACGAATAGCGACACTCAACTCGCCACCCAACAAAGCATAAAGGCTTATGTCGCTAGTTTAACCCCCGCTCCTGGTATTCAGATGACTTGGGATACCGCTATTGATGACGACGACGAGGGCGTTGGGACCATTAAAGCTAATCATGGTACTTTCGCCAGTATTACCCAGCTCTTCATTGATGATGTGGACAACAACTCTGTTAGCATCAATGCCTTTATTGATACCTTAGACGACCCGACAGCCACTAATTCTGCTTACATTTACATAACCAAGGCAGGCTCCGCCAGCACGGCTATGAAGGTGTTCAAGGTGAATGGGGCCGTTGTATCTGCCTCGACCTATTCCAAGGTCGCCGTAACTGGATTGGTTGAGGTCGGTACTTTCTCTGATACTGATGTCGTTGGCTTGATGATCGCTTTCTCCGGTGATGATGGCGGCGGCATGGCGAGTGTTGTCGCGGATACAACCCCGCAACTCGGCGGCTTCCTCGACGCGAACTCCAAATTTATAAGTCATTCGCAGGGCGCTGCCATTGCATCTGTTGCTGGTGATACAGACATATGGGCTAATTTCGACGGAAATACTGTCCACATCACTGGCACCAACGCCATCACAGATTTCGGTACTCCAAAAAGTGCTGGCGATTCCATGTGGGTAATCTTCGATGCCGCCGCATCTGTCGTAGATTCCGCCACGATCACTGTAGCAGGAAACACCAATTATCAGGCGGCGGCAAACGACCTTGCTCTCGTCTACGCCCTATCGACCAGCACCTTCCTGTTTATGCCATTCCCTAATAGTGGGGATTCTCCCGTGGCTGCTGATTTAGTCGATGATACCAGCCCACAATTGGGCGGTGATCTCGATTGCAACGGGGCGCAAATCCAATGGTCTAAGGGCGCTGACGTAGCGTCTGCCACTGCACTTGCTGTACTGACAGACGGAAACTATTTCGATGTCACTGGAACGACCACGATAACGAGCATCAATACCACTGGCGGCCCAGGAACTTTAATTAAATTGCACTTCGATGGGGCTGTCACACTGACACATCATTCAACTGACCTGATCCTTGCTGGTGCGGCGAACTTTACAACTGAAGCTGGTGATGAACTGGAGTTCGTTGAATATGCATCAGGTGATTACCGCATGACCGGCTGGAGTCTAGCTGGTACGGCCCCCGGAGGGGGCGGCGGTGGAGCCTTCCTTGGTGAAGGTGCTTCAGGGGCGTCTGTAGGCGATTCTGGGGACATTATAAGGGTCAACCAACAGACCTTAGATACCAGCCAAACTATGGTTGCCACAGATAATGGTAGTTGTACTGGCCCGTTTGCTATAGCTGATGGAGTAACTTTAACCCTCTCCAGCGGCGCAACCTTTAAGGTGCTTTAAAATGTCAACATTAAAAGCCGACACCATTCAAGCCGCCACGACAAATGGCAGTTTAAGCATCGCTACCCAGGGAACAGGCGGCATTGCTATCGACGGGATGCCTCACCGTAATTTGATAATTAACGGCGATATGAGGATTCAGCAACGATCAGATGTTAGCAATTCAACAACGGCAGAATATTGCCTAGATCGCTGGAAAGTTAATCTGTGGGATGGCTCTGCTTACATCCAGCACGATACAGCACAGGATACGACAGTACCTTCTTCAACTTTCACGCATTCTATGAAAGTCACGATTGACGCTGGTGATGCATCAATCGCGGCAGGGGCAGTACATATTATACAACATCGTATTGAAGGATTGGTCTCTGACCAATTACGATTCGGGACATCTGATGCAAAAACAGTGACGATCAGTTTTTGGATACGAAGTCCGGTAACCGGCGTTCATTATGTTTCGCTTAGAAACTCTGCACTCAATAGAGGTTATCCAGCGCCATATACAATATCATCGGCTGATACTTGGGAACATCATTCTGTGACCATCCCAGGCGACACCAGCGGGACTTGGCTAACGACTAACGGAATTGGTATACGGCTGAGTTGGTGCTTTGGTGCTGGCTCGACTTATCAAGGAACCGCATCTTCTTGGGAAGCTGGCAATGATGTAGCCGCATCTGATCAAGTTAATGCCGTCGCCTCCTCTGCTGATGTAATTTACCTAACTGGATGTCAATTAGAAGTTGGCGCAGCCGCCACTGATTTTGAGCATCGTGACTATGCGAGTGAGTTGGCGAGATGCCAAAGGTACACACAAGTTATGGGCGGAGACAACGTCAACGAAATGTTTGGTTCTGGTTTTGCTACCTCGACAAGTGCCTTTCAAACAATGCACGATCTTCCAACAGAAATGCGTGCTGCTCCTAGTGGTACGTTTAACACCGCCGCAAGTGATTATATGTTTAGGCAAGGAGGGGTTTCTACTGCACTCACTTCTGTTGGATTAAATCAGATTGGGCGAACGACTGTGGGTATATATGGTGGGGTATCTGGTACACCATTGACTGCTTATAGATCAGGCTTCGTACAGTCTGTAAACACAAATGCCCTGATTATCTTGGCTGCGGAGTTGTAAGACATGACAATCACAAACGCAATTTACACAGATTCTAATAACTCTTCGATCAGCGCCGATTTCGATGGTCAGGCTATAAGTGTTCCCGTTGATCCCGCCAACCGCCACTACGCCGAGATCGTGGAACAGGGAATTGAAATTGCTCCCTATGTAGAACCGGAGCCAACTTGGTACGACCTAATCGCGGCCACCGACAAGGAAATGCCACGCTATATGGAAGATTATCTTGACAGCGTAGGCGCACCTGAGAGCGGCAGGGTGAAGGACAACTATGATGCGAAGAAAATTTTGAGAGGACAACAGCCATGAGTACATTGAAGACAGATGCTATAACGGCTGTCACGGCAGACGCCGATCTCAGT